CTTTTCTAATAAGATCCTCTACATTTTGAAAATATTTTTCGGTCTGAAAGAATCCATAAAGACTCACCCAGTCTGGACATTCATTAAAAAGTTTTTCATTGAATTGAAAAGTTCCTTCATGAACAACGGGGCGACCAGAATCGATAGTTTGTAAATTTAAACTTGTGACACTACTCATCTCAAAACAATCAAAAAGTTCTGTTCTGAGCATGTTTCCGATACCATCATTCACCGCATCTTCATAAAAAGGAAAGCAGTAATTGAATCCACAGTTTTCTGCAATTCCTCGAAGAGATGCATACTGAAACATTTGATTTCCCAAACGTCCCAGTCTTCCCAAATAATTAAATCCAATCATACTGGATGCCAAGCAGGAACATATGGAGTTTGTGTGCTGCACTCTTCATCATAAAGTGCAACCTTTTGCTTACTGAGTTGAGAATTAATCCACTCATAATTTTTACGAATTCCCTCTTCGAGAGTTTGGGAATAATCCCAACCAAGTTTTTCACGGATCAAATCATTGTTTGAATTACGTCCACGAACTCCAAGAGGAGCATTTAGATTATGAACTTTTCGAACAGCTTTACCAGAAACTCTTGCAGTGATTTCTACAAGTTGATTGATGGTAACCATTTCCTCAGATCCAATATTCACAGGACCAGTAAAATCAGAGTCCATCAAACGACGAGTTGCTTCAATACACTCATCGATGTAAAGGAATGAACGAGTTTGTTCTCCATCACCCCACACCTCAATCGATCCACCAACCTCGGGGAGAACTGCTACTTTACGACAGATTGCTGCTGGTGCTTTTTCACGTCCGCCATCCCAGGTCCCCTCTGGACCGAAAATATTGTGGTAACGAGCAATCCTAACTGGAATGTCAAAATTACGATGATAGGCAAGATACAATCTTTCTGAAAAAAGTTTTTCCCATCCGTACTCGGAATCTGGATTTGCTGGATATGCGGATTCTTCACGACAATCTGGATTATTAGGATCAAGTTGATTATATTCAGGATACATGCAAGCAGATCCAGAGTAAAAGATCTTAGTTTTGTTTACACCTTTTAATTCGTTAAGTTGTTTTTGTTCTTCCAGAACATTGAGATTGATGATTGTAGAATTGTGCAGGATTTCTGCATCATTATCCCCAGTGAATACAAAACCAGCTCCGCCCATATCAGCAGCAAACTGATAGATCTCATCAAAAGGTTCTAGAAACTTATCAACAATTGAATGATAATAGTTGTTAGAATGACCTGCAAACCGAATGCAGCGACGAACTACATCAGGACATCTCAGATCACCACGAATAAACTCGTGTGCCTCTGTTTCAGAAAACTCTGGACGTTTTAAATCTACACCACGAACCCAGTAACCTTCGGATCGTAGTCTCTTCACCATGTGACTTCCAATAAATCCACCAGCACCAAGAACAAGTGCTGTCTTCTTGTAATTGCCCATAAAATAATGTAACTCCTATTATCTAGTATAAGTTATTTGCAGATAGATTGCAACCCTGACAGAAGATCAATATCTTGTTTGAATCCAAGAGAGATCAATTTGTCAGCGTTTAACGCAAAATTTTTAGATTGAACCAATTGATTGAACTTTGGTGTTTCAATTGATAAGATATCGCTTTTACTATCAATAATTTGTTTTGCCATTTGAATAATTTCTCGAAATGGAAGTGCTACTCCACTTGCAATATTATAGATTGAATTGAGTTCCCCATTTTCAATTACCAAATTAATAGCTCGACAAACATCAATAACATGCATGTAATCTCTTAAATCATCTCCGTTGTTATAAAGAGTGATTGTTTCATGATTTTTCAACAATTGAATTAAAAATCCTAAAACGTTTTTTCTTGCTGATATTGTTTTATCGTTCCCATAAACATTAGCAATTCTTAGAATACGATACTTGACATCATACACACCACAATAAGAGATTAACAGTTGTTCAGCTGTTCTTTTTGTGATTGAATAAAATCCTCTTGGGTCACAAGAATCCTCCTCCTTTGCATATAAAATATCTGAACCATAAACAAATCCTGTACTAATGTAGTTAAATACTAAATCATTTGACTTACAATGTTCCAAAGTTTCCATCAAGATATTAAGATTAGTTTTGACATCCAAGGTAAGATCATCTAAAACATTGTAATTTGAAGTAGTGCTGATCAAATAAAGAATCTGATTGGACTCTGGATTTCTTTGCTCTCTTGGTATTCTAATGATATTATCTGGAAACAAATCACAAAAAGTTCCTCCAATAAATCCAGTAGATCCATAAACAGATATCTTACTCATATTTGTCGCATTCAACAAATATTGATCCGTTCATATCTTTATCAGAAAGAATTGGATCATCCACTTCCCAATCAATAACTAAACTAATATCACTCCATAATAAAGTTCTTTCGTGTTCCGGATAATAATAATCGGTAACTTTATAAGAAATTTCTGCTTCATCTGATAGAACAGAGAATCCATGAGCAAACCCAGGGGGAATCCACAATTGAGAAAATTTATTGTTTAAATAAAATCCTGTCCACCGACCAAATGTTCTAGAACTTTTGCGAAGATCAACAATCACATCATATATTTCCCCACGAATACATCTAACTAATTTTCCCTGAGGACGTTCCACCTGATAATGTAACCCACGTATTACATTTTTCTTAGAAACTGAGTGACAATCTTGTACAAATTCGTATGGGCCAATGATCTTTTGAATATCACGAAGATTAAAAGACTCTGTAAAAGAACCTCGACTGTCTTCAAAAATATTTGTGGTGATAATGTATGCGTCTTTTAGACTAGTTCCGATTGCGTTCATACCATTCAATTGTTTTGTCAAGTCCTTCTTCCAAGGTAAATTGTGGAGACCATTTTAATTCATGTCGAATCTTAGCAATATCCGTTGAATAACGACGATCATGCCCAGGTCTATCGTTCACATATTCTATCATATCCTCCTTTAAATTCATACGGTCTAAAATCATTCTTACAATATCAATATTCCTAAACTCACATTCTCCGCCAATATTATATTTTTGCCCCACTCTACCTTTCAACCAAACTTCTATAAGTGCTTCGCAATGATCTTGGACATACAACCAATCACGAACTTGTTTACCATCTCCATAAATGGGAACTTTTTTACCAGATAAAAGATTGGAAATGGTTTTAGGAATCATCTTTTCTCGGTACTGTCTAGGTCCATAGTTGTTGGAACAATTTGTAATTACTACAGGTAATCCATAAGTATTATGGTATGTCATTACAAAGTGATCACTTGCTGCTTTCGATGCGGAGTATGGATTACGAGGATTATAGTTTGATTTTTCTGTAAAATATCCATCATCAATTGATCCATAAACTTCATCTGTTGAAATATGAATGAATTTTTGGACCTCATATTTTAAGGATAAATTTAGGAGATTGACGGTTCCATTAATATTAGTATGAATAAATGGAGTGCAATTTTGAATAGAATTATCTACGTGACTTTCTGCTGCAAAATGAAATATTGTCGATGGTTTGTATTTTTTAAAAATATATTCACAGTTGTGCTCATCTGCAATATCCGTAATATAAAGTTTTACAGTATCTGGAATATTGTTCCTATCAGCAGCATAAGTGAGTTTATCAATGCAGATAATTTCTTCATCCGTAACTGTTAATAAGTGATGAAGAAAATTACTACCAATAAATCCAGCACCGCCTGTAACTAAAATTGTCATACTATTCGTTTTTTAAAGAATATTTTTCTAAAAGTTCAGGAGAATGAGGATATGGTTCACCTATGTTTTCTCCATTTTTTTCTCTCTTTTCTTTTTCCAAAGTATAAACTCTATTTCTAAGTTCTGTTGAAGAATATTGGTGTCTTCTCAGATGGTAGTATAACTCAATACCATGATCTATACAATATTGTTTTCCTGTAAAATCTAGATCTTTATATTCCTCACTCAAAAATCTAACATGAATCGTTTGTGTTTTAATTAGATTTAAAAGATCTGCCTCAGTTTCATACACAAGAATTTCATCTACATATCGACATCCTTGCAACTGAACGTATCTTTCGTAAACAGATTGAATCGGTTTATTTTTTATTCCAGGGCGGTCAATAGTTGGATCTACTTGAAGTGCAACTTTCAAATAATCACACATTTCCTTTTCCATTTTAAACATAGTCACATGCCCAGCGTGAAATAAGTCACAGGAGCTGCAATTAAATCCAATTTTCATATGAATATATTTTTTTTAATTATACAAAAAAAGATGAGTTTATGCAACTCATCTTAAAAATTCAGGCTCGCCACTTATCCTTTAACCAGAGATAAGAAACTGGGCGGGAGAGAGTCCCATCCGCACCAGCAATCCTTTATAGAGAGATTGCAAACTCTCAGAGGGGGTTTCCCGACCAGGGTTTTTTAAGACTCTCCATGTCTATGTTGGGTCATTGACTCCACCACTTACTTTTTATGAGGAAGTAAGAAACCAAGTTATTAAAAATCTCTTGGTAGTGCTCCTGGCATCACTCTACGTAAAGAGTCAATAAGTGCCTCTAACCTTGCTTCAAGAGCAGCAATTTTTTCAGAATCTCCGCCGCTGCCACAAGGAGTATGAGATCTTTCCTCTAATGCTAATAGTCTATCCTCAACTTGTTTGTCATAAGCTGACATGTATGGTTGAGAAGATGATTCAGAAGAAACTTTTTTGGTTGTCATAATTATCAATAGTTAACGGTGATAATATTTATAATAACCCAGTGCTGTTAAATTCATCTGTGATTATTCGAACTCCTTTTCTAGACGCTCTATTTCCTTTTCTATTTGACTCAATAGACCCTCTCTGGTATAAGCACCAGTTTCTTGTTTACGGCGTTCCATTTCCTTCTCAATCTTTTGAGTGATAGAGGCATGGCGACGAATTTCTCCACCCATCGACATTTGGTTTTTTGTTTGCTTCATACAAAATTCAAGTTGAAGCAACTCAGCATCATCAAAGTACATTAGGTTCTTCATCATCTTTTACATAGCATGGGACACGATCTGGATCTAACCATTTAGTGTATTCAAAGTCTTCCATTGCAGTCATCAGTTGCATCTCGTTATCACAATGATACATATCACGATAGCGACCAGTATAGGAATCTACTTTCTGAATACGGCAATCGGGTTTGCCGTTGATTTCAAGTGTTCCTACTTGTACATAACGATACGGAAACCGCTCCATGAGAACGGTTGGTTTTCTTATAATGTTCATCAGGCAACCTCGACAGATTCAAGATCAGCAGCAATAGTTTCCATCAAAATTTCATAATCATCAAGAGGATCTCCAGAGAATACAACACCTTGATTTTCATAATAACGACGAACTTTTTTGTAAAGTTTCGGATTCTTTACATCAAGATAAAACTCACCATTTGCTGCGTTGCGAAGAGTTTGAACGTCTTTCTTGAATTTTGCTGTAAGAGTCATTGGTTTGAATGTTGACCTTAGTATTATAAGAGTTTGACTTAGAAAAGTCAAGTGCTCCTTGAGGGGATCGAACCCACCTCACATCGATTATGAGTCGATTGCTTTCACCAGATAGCTAAAGGAGCATGGTACGAGTGGGTGGATTCGAACCACCTCAAAGCCGCTAATCTGGCGGAAAGAGTTTATAAGACTCCTCTGACTACCAAGTCTCACTCGCATGAAAATCACGCACCTTCTTCGTGATCGGTGTGAATGCGTATAAGTTCGTCATCCACAACTGGTTCTAGTGCAAACTTTATCGTTTCGTTATAAGGAACAACAACAACTTTTCTATTACCATCTGTTATTATAAATGATTCACCATTCTCAACTCTTTCTATCAGAGTATCAAAGTCTGCTTGAAATTCTTCAATTGTAAACTTTTGAAGTTCTTCGATTTCTTGATTCATTTTCATAAGTGAGTTTTATGAGTCGGAGCGGCAGGATTTGAACCTGCGACATCCTGCTCCCAAAGCAGGCGGTCTACCAAGCTGACCTACGCCCCGTGGCGGAAAGGGTAGGATTCGAACCAACGGATGCTTTCACATCGGCAGTTTTCAAGACTGCTGCCTTAAACCACTCGGCCACCTTTCCAATTAATAATTCTCTATCTTAAAGAGAAGGAATTATTGATACTCTAAAATATTTCATGTGTTTTGTCAAGTGATTTTTTTAATTTTTAAAAATTATTTATGCTCTACATTTCATTGCAGCAAAAGATTTTCTTGGCACTTTATACTGGAACTCATCTTTTAAATTATAAACCAACTCATAATTTTCGGTGAGAACATAATACCCAACGAGATCTTTACCATCATCTAACCATCCATAGCTGATAACTTTTTCATTCACATCTCTAAGATCCAATTTTTTATCAGTGTTTAAATAGTGATTAAACTTTTGGTGCAAATTGATCATCGTACCTCGAAATCTATTTTACGGACACGACGCTTTCGCCGCTCCTCTTGATATTGTAAGTCATCATTTGACAATAATGGTTGTTTCTTAACATTACTTTCAGAATTGATCAACACAACTTTGGATAAGTCAACTGCGGAAATTTTGTCACCACGAATTGTTGCCATGTTTGGACAACCACAAGATCTAGTTTTGGTTGGGTGACCCTCTATTTCTTTACCGCACATGCGGCATCTTATTGATATCATTTTAGTTACCATTTAGTTTTTAAAATTTACCTGGAACACAGAAATCTGTTTTTTGATTTGGAGTATAAACTTCGTGACCCTCTTGTGGTTTCATCCACCCACAACCAATCAACCATTCCATCGTCATCGGAGTTGGGCGGACTTGCTCCCACAGAGGACCTTTGCCACACATTGCTAGATGATTTGCGGTTACATTTGCTTGCTCCTCTGCCCAGTTAGCATCGGACTCCCAAGGAATAGCACGAGCCATACCAGCAGCAGTATAGGTCTTTGTTGTTTGCTTGACGACCCAATCAGGTATCTCTTTGTCCTGATGAACCTGTGCCATAAATGGTGTGCTAATACCACCTGCCATACAATCTTGAACAGCGTGCCATCCTTCATGACGTAGCGTGCCTAAAAATTCTCTGGGGTCTCTCAAAAGATATTCACT